CAATTTCCCTTCATTTTCGCAGCCACTTCATCCCACGTCAGTCCTTGCATGACCCTGAACCGGATAATCCTCTGCATCCTTACCGGAGCTTTATTGATTACTCGCTCTGCCTTTACTTTAATCAGCTTCGCATTCCTCTTTCGCTCTTCCAGCAGTTTTTCTTCCTCATCCACATTCACATGACTCTCTGCGCATCCGGAAATATTAAAGCTCTGCGGCTGGTATGGAAACTCCGGATTACTGCCTATCACCTTATCCTGTACGATTGTTTTTCTTCTGTGCCGTCTGATATCTTCTTCCGTCTCTTTTACCAACGCTTTTGCATCCATGTACTCATAGATTACGTTCTTGTCCAACTCAATCACCTCCCGGAATCGGTTCTTTGATGTTATACTTTTCTGCTATGTACTCCACAGCGTCCTTATTCGTCCTCTCACGGCTTTTAAAGTCACAGGCAAAGGCTTTATGCCCCTTTTGCTTTAAAGCAGTATCACAGGGCTTTCTCGTTGCCATAGTGTATGCTTCTATTTTCTTCATGATGTCCGCTGTCTCCTTTCTGCATCTAGCTTATTATCACCATTCACTCACCCTCACAGGAAGTATGATGCCTATTATTTCTCCGTAGCGTGTAAACACGGCATCGTAGTATTCAGAGTTTCCTTGGTATTTAATAAGATTTGGCGTGCATCCGTCAAACATTTTCAAATATTTATTATCAAACCAAGCGTATTCCCCTGTTGTCTCGTCTCTTATTGCTCTCAGAATGCTTTTGCCAGTTGTAAGCATTCTGTTTGACAACTTGGCCGCCCTCATTTGGCTCTGAATATTTTCTGTGGAAAAATGTTTCACCCCATCTTCTGGCAATTTCTTCTGCTTATCTATGTCGAGCAAGAAATCTTCTTTCTTCACAAATACAATATATCTACCTTGCGTAATCATCACTTTTCCGTCTATCTCGCCCATCATATACGATCTTGTTTTCACTGCTTCTATCTGCACTTTATCTTCAATTAGCATTTTCTCTTCCCCTTCCTGCGTCTCATGGTTTCCCTGTTCATTCCGTTACCTCAATTTCCTCTCCTGTCAGCTCTTCCAGCTTCTGTTTCATTTCTTCCACAGTCATTTTCTTCGATTCGGTGCGTTCCCAAATGAGTTCAAGGTTGCTTTTAATAAACACATCTTCTATGCGTCTGAGTGATTCCGGAGTAATCCTATAGACTTTAACGATGTCTCCTCCTGTATAACCTGTACGACCTTCCCATCTTCCAGTCATCAGTGTAACCGTCTATACGATTGCATCTGCCTTTTCTTACTGCCTTCCCAGCCAACACAAGATACATGTTGCCATTTCTTTGTTCAACTACCATCCCATCTTCCAGATCTGTCTTGGTAAATTCTTTGTTCATGTAATCGCTCCATTCTAAGATTTTGTATTCGCGTTCTTTGTAAAAATCGTAACTTGCGAACTCACCATATCCTGTATAGCATGTTTCACTGAGATGTTTTCCATATTCTGTACATTCTAAATAACTCTCTCCATCTCTCCACTTCATCCCATGCTCATGCATTCTCTTGCAAAAATCTTTCGCTTCTTCCTCGGTCTTACAATGCACCGCAATCTTATTATCTGCATCCTTAAATTCGTCCCAGTTAAATCTCATCTTTTTTACCTCCATAATCTCCGCACAATCCAATCCAAAAACACCACAAATAACAGTATCGGGAATCCCGCAGCCATCAGGTAATCCGCACCTTCTAGTTTTACATCCTCTTCCAATCCTGTCTTTAAAGTAATCACGGTTCCCAGTCCCAATATGTAGTAAAGGGTCAAAAATGCGATTGTGATTAAAATGTCCATGTTATTCCTCCTTGTATGGTTCTGGAAGTGGCTGCCATGCTACAACCTTTTCATACCCCAATTCATCATTTGTTTTAAACACCGTATCAACGAATCCTAAACTTGTCGAATCGTAAATATCATGCCAAAATCCAAATCCATATTCACTATCATACTGGCAGAACATCGGCAAATCCTCTTCGTGATTTTCGACAATACACATATAGAATCTCATATCATCATCTTCTGGCAATCTATCTTCTACTGAAATCCAGTCTTTATCTTTCTTCCCGTCTTCATATCCGATCTGATACTGCTTTCTTCGACTGCAATCTCCGCAATTTGGAATATCGTCCATGTGAGAACGGATGATTTCCTCGATCTTTTTAGTTCCGATCGCTTTAAAGTATTTATGCGGTAATCCCACAGTAGACACTTTAATTGATGCATTTCCTATCTCTTCCAAAATCTTCTCTAGTACGTTCATTCCACATTCTCCTTATCTGCATACTTCTCCACAATATCTACTGCGCGAGTCAGCCCATAAATATAGCTTTCCAGCTCTTCTGCTGTTTTGCTTGCTCCGTGTCTTTTCTTCCTTCAAGGTTTCGTAGGCGTCATTTTTCATGTTTTCGATTTCTTCCACGATTTTCTCCGGTATATTCATTTTCCCTCTCCACTTCATTGTCGTATTTCAGGCACTTTCCATCCTTGTACGCTACACATTTCTCTTTAATACACGGATGCAACACTGGTCTGATAAAATCGCCGTTGCCAATAAACATTGCTTTTACCTCTTCTTTTCCCGTTAAATCAGGGCAAAATAAAATCATCACTCCACCTCCTCATATTCCGGACACTCCGCACAATACTCATACCGGTCCATTCTTGCGCACTGCTCTTTGCACACTTCGTTTTCTGAGCATTCTATGCAACAATAATTGTGTCCGCATATACTTGTTAATTTGCATCTTCCCATCATGATTATTCCTTTCTCAAATCTATCCTCTGTCCGCAATTCGGGCAGTGATCATATTCATCGTAATCTACTTCATACCTTGCTCCACAGTTCGGGCATAACCATTCATCCCATACAAATGTTCCGTCTGGCGCATATCCGTCCCCTTCATATGTTGGCTTCTTCGCCGTATCCCGTTCTTTCAGCTCATGCATCTCATTCATCAACTTCGCGCACTGGCTGTCCGCAAAATCATTCACCTTGTTATACTGATTCAAAATATCGCACACAAACCGACTCATCTTGCACTCTGCGCATTCATCTTCCAGTTCCATTGCACTTAGCTGATCTGGATACCTGCACAGGTTGTCGCAGATATGCTCCATCATTTCTGCAGTGATCCCGTCCATCCATGTTTCTTCTGTTTTCACCATTAGTCATTCCTCCGTTAAAACAAACTCATTTGTTCCAAGTCATATTCCATCTTTTTCTTCGTGAACTTCATTCCCTGCCGGCGCATCCTATTAACTCTCTCTTCCTGCTTTAGGCTCGCCATGTAGTTGTTATCAACTTCCGGCGGAGTCGGCAAGTAATACATTTCTGGGAGTGGCATATTATTCGCTTCGCATATCTCCCGTATATCATGCTTGTAGCTTATAATATGGTTTCTGATAAGATTCATGTTGCAACCATCTGTCCAGAACGGATCGTTGCATCCATGCTCTTGTATGTATTTCCAACTCGCTATCTCTCTGACTATGTTATTCACACATTTATTAATAATTTGTTCCGGTGTCTCTTTCATTTTTTTCAGAAGCCCGGTATACCCTTGCCCCGGCCGGAGGCTGGCTCCTTTCT